TTAATGTTTGTAGATTAATTAAGATTTGATCTGTTGGAGTATTATCTATTCCAAGTCTTGTAGCAGTCTCGCTAAAAAGCAGTTCCTTCAAACTTACTTCTCTCATATATATATATTGTTATCCCAATCTCCGTTACGTTTCAAATACATTGGTGTTAAAGAAGGCATACCATTAGTTATTAGTCCACAAGACAGAATTGGTTTCTTTAAATTAAGTCTCATGTAGTTCATAGCAAGTGCATCTTTGTTAATTAAGCAACCTACAGTCATACCAAAGTTTAAATGAAAATCGTTACCATGAAATCTTACTTCTGAAATTGTATGATAATGTCCCTGAACAACTGACAGTGCATATTGAGCAACAGCTTTAGAAACATCAGGAGAGAATTGATGTCCAAAAAGTATTCTACCTTTGCCTGTATCTATAAAATGCTTTTCTTTCCATTCCCAACCTTTACCTACTTCTAATATTTGATTGTAAGACTTAATAAAAGATTTTGTCATTCCTTTTGCCATAGCACGTCTTAAAACCATAGAACCATGATTTGATTCTAGCAAAGTCATTTGTGGAAATAATTTATGAAGTCTGTGTATTTCTTTTTTACCTAGTTCTAATTCATCTTTAGGAGATGGAAGATCAGGGTCAATAGTGTGAGATACATTTATAGAATGAAAATCCATTTCATCACCAATATTAATTACTGTATCTGGTTTATATTTAGCTTTAAGTTTTGTAAGAAATCCATGCCAGTCTTTATGAGCAAAGGGAAAATGTAAATCGCTGATAACCAAAATTTTAGAATTTTTCATATACCTATTCTGTTAGTTGTATTTGGCTTTTTAAGCAATACTTACTTAGCTAAAAATATTGTGATTAAAGCTAACGACAAAGCACCAAGTCCACAAAGAATAGACCAGAATAAAGATTCTACTTTTTTCTCCAGCTTATAAACTGAACAACCAAGTATTTTGATTTCTCTTTTAATTCCTGTGATATGCCCTTTAAATGTAAGAGATTGAATCTCGTCTGTATTCTTTTTTGTCATTGTCTTTATCAGCACATTTGCAAGACTTCAAAAGACAACAACTGCCATCAGCTAATCTATAAATGCACGTTAAATATTGTGCAATCTTTTTATCAGACAATTAAGTTTAGATAAAGTTATTTATTAAAAGTCTTTTGTATGTCCGAATACCAGTCTTTATAAAACTTCTGAACATCTTTTAAGTATGTTTCGTAGTTTTGTTTTAGTTCTTCGTATGTCGGTAGTTTAAATGTAAACATTTTTTCTCCTATTTATTTCTAGGATATATATGTTGCGTTGCAACAAAAATCAAGACTACTTAATATTTAAATGTTCTTTAACTGATGCGATAATATATTTGGCGATCTCAAACTTCCATTCCAAATATAATCCTAAGATAGTTCCTAAAAGAAACAAGATCATTAAGGTTTATCAGGGAACACAACAGCTTTTACTTTAGCTTCTGTATTTACACCTTCAGTAATATCTCTTAAATCTTGTCTGTATTCTAACCAAGCAGTTTTTAATTCAGCAGATAATGGACTGTCTGATAATACTGTCCAATCAGAAGAAGCTAATATTGAGTTTCTTTTTTGTCTTAGTCCAGCGATTGCTCTATCAAATGCACCATTAGCCCAAGCAGTTGCTTCAGTTTGTCTTTGTGAAATTTCTTGTGCTGTAAGTTCAATTTGAACTCCATCTACTAATTTATGTTCTGCCATATTATCCTTATAGTTATTGTTAATTATTTAGTCAAGTTATACGATTCCGTACATTAAAATTGTTCCGTCAAAATTGCCACTAGCCATTTTAAACTGAACTGCATTAACAGCACTTGTTGTATTTCCGTAACCAGCTACAAAATCATTTTCACTAGCATCTCCTTGCCAACTATAATTAGTATTGCTTATAAAGTGTTTTACATAAGTTGTTGAAGAAGGATTAAACAATTGTAATGTTCCGCCTACACTTTGATCTGCATCAGAACCAACATTACCAGCTAACAATTGAAAAGCAGTTGATTGTGCTAAATCACCACTAGTTTCATAACCTAAACCAGTGCTTGTATCAGCCTCTGTATGATAAGCATAAAAATAAGTTGTAGTTTTAGTTACGTTATAATTAGAACCAGAATCTGTTGATAGATTAAAAGTAAAATTAACTGCATCTGTTCTTGGGTGAATATCTACAAACCAAAACTGATACTCTTTATAAGTAGAATCAATACCAGTAGTAAAAGAAATAGAAGCTGAGTTACTTGCTGTCTGCGAACTTATTAATTTCATACCACCAGTAGCAACAGAAGCATTGTAAGCAGTTACATTGGCAATAGAATTGTTAGTCAATGAAGCTGGTAATAGAACACCACTTGTAGTTATGTTGTTTGCGAAACTTCTAGTAATACTCCCCATATTATTTATTCTCCATTATGATTTTTTAACTCCGTATAGTTTTATAATTCCATCTGCTATGTTTCCTGTTTCCATTTTTAGCTGAAGTGCATTTATAGCTGAGGTAGTATTAAAATATCCAGCAGTATATCCATCTGCTGAATAATTATCTGGGTGATAAGAATTTACTCTTGAAATAAAATGTTTAACGTATGTTGTACTTGCAGGATTAAACAAGGTTAATGTACCAGACAAAGATTCATCTGATAGATTACCAGTTTCAAATCCAAATCTTTGATATGAAGTTGATTGTGCTAAATCATTTGCTGTAAAATAACCTAATGCACTAACAGCAATAGACTCATTATTATAAGCAACAAAATTTGTTGATGTAATTGCAACTCCATAAGAACTACCACCATTTGTACTTCCTTGAAAAACAAGCCATTCACCATCAACTGATGGGTGAATATTAATAAAATGAAATTGGTATTCATCATAAGTGCTATCTAAACCAGTTGTAAAAGATATTGTTGCACTATTACTAGCTGTCTGTGTTGATATTAATACTAATGTTCCACCACTAGCATTAGCAAAAGAAGTTACAGCACTTACTGAAGAATTTGTAATTCCAGCAGGAAGTATAACTCCACCAGTTGTAATGTTATTAGCAAGTGATCTAGTAATTGTTCCCATTATTTAATTCCTACGCAGTTTGTGTTAAGTGAAATGTTTATCATTTTACTTAATACCATATAAGTAAATTGTGCCATCCATATTTCCTGATGACATTTTGAATTGTATTGCGTTACAAGCAGATGTTGTGTTTCCATATCCTGCCATAAATAAATTTGCAGTAGCTTCACTATCTGTAAAACAACTATTAACTGTTGAAATAAAGTGCTTCACATAGGTAGTTGAACTTGGATTATACAAAGTTAATGAACCACTAACATTTTGGTCAGCATCAAAACCACATAAATTAGATATTTTTTGAAAACTTGTACTTTGTGCTAAATCATCATCAGTTACATATTCAAAAACATAAGCACCATCACTTTCCAAATGCTGTGCTCTAAAAAATGTTGTAGTCTTAGTTACGTTATAATTGCTACCAGCATCAGCAGATAAATTAAAAGTAAGAGCAGTACTATCTGTTCTTGGGTGAATATTACTAAACACAAATTTATATGCTTTATAAGTTGAAGTTAATCCTGAAGTAAAACTTAGTGAAGCTGAGTTAGAAGCAGTTTGAGATGAAATGAAAGTAATTCCATCACTAGCATTTGCAAGTACAGTTATTCCAGTAACAGAAGAATTGGCAATAGCAGATGAAGTAAATACACCACTTGTCGTAATGTTATTTGCTATGCTTCTAGTTATAGCACCCATGATATTAAATTGGTAAATATCTAACTGTGATCTCAGCTAAATTAACTGGTGCTGTTGCGAATGTTAATGTTGTACCAGAAATTGTATAGTCATCTGTTGGAACTAAACAAATACCATTTACAAATACTAATATGTTATCAACTGCTCTACCAGAATTAATTGTAATTGTTGTTGCAGAACCATTACCAGTAAATGTTCCTTTAGTATAAGTAAGAGAAACTGCTACTGAAGCAAAAGATAATGTACCAGAACCATTAGTTACAAGTGCTTGTCCATTTGTTCCATCAGCAGAAGGAAGTGTTAAAGCTAAATCACTTGCTAAAGTAGTTGGTGCAGATAAAGAAACATAATTAGTTCCATTAGCTGTTGCTTCTCTAAAACGAATCTCTTTATCATTGTCTATAATTAAATTTACTGAACTTGTAGTTGCTGTATCTGTAAGTGTTAAAACTGTTCCTGTTGCAGAAGTAGATAGTCCAGTAATTGATACTGTTGAATCTAACCAATTAACTGTGTTAGCTGTGTGGTCAATAGTTGCTAAAGATATATCGTCAGCACCATCATAATATTTTAAAGTAGGTGCAGTTGCAGTTGTTGTGTCTAACCAAAGTTGTCCAGCGACAGCACCTGTTGGTCTTGATGTTCCTGAATTGTTTGTTTGAATTGCTGAAAGTGCGTTGTTTAAATCTGATCTAAAGGAAGCGAATCCTTGATTTGCTATGTTATAATCGTGTTGTGCCATAATCTATCTAATATCCTTTAGCTATATAATCAAAAGTTCTGCTAACTCCTGAACCAGCACTATTTTTAAATGCTACATTAAAACCATTAACAGTTTTACTTGAAATTGTAAAGTAATCTCCTGTATTTAAACCCTGACCAGTAATTCCAACTGCATAACTTCCTGAATAAAAAGGTATAGTAAATGTAACTGAGTAAGTTCCTGTTCCTGAAGAAATATCATTACCACTAAATATTCTATCTTCCATATCTATTTTAACTGATAAAGCTGAAACGACTGGAGTAGAAGATAAATCTTGTGAAGTCATCATAACTCTAAAGCGATAATATCTTGCTGTATAATCTCCAATTACAAAATTTCTATAAGTGCTGTAAGTTATGTTATCATTAGATAAAGATATTTCTAAATGTGCATTACAATTAGCTGGTGCATCTCCGTCAAAGTTAGACCCTGCATCATCAAAGTTTCCAGTTCTTGCATCAAATAAATCATCTAAGTTGTCAGCAGTTTGAGAAATAAAAGCTGTAACTCTTGAAGTATAAACATAACCAATATCAATAGGGTTTGCAAAATAATAATAACCTAAAGGATATAAGTCGTAACTTCCAATACCAGAATCAAAGAATGAAGTTCCTGAATCAAAATTTCCTGTGCCAGAATCAAATAGTTCTGAAGAATCTAATCTAATTGTATTATCTAAAACAACTGTTCTATAAGTTGTTCCTGCAAAAGTTGGAGATTCAGTTTGAGTTATAATTTCATTAAAGTTTCCAATAGAAGTTAAGTTAGTTGCTATGATGGCTTCATTAGCAGAATAGTTACCATTTTTATCTACTGCTTTTATTAGGTAGCTTCCTGTTCTTGCTGGAACAGTTATGCTTGTAGCTGGTCTAGCAACCTTTTCAACTAAAGATACTGAATCATTCCAATCAGCACCTGATGTTAATGGAGAATATCTAACTGTATAATGTGCTAAATCTAAATCACCTATTTGTGTCCAAGCTAAGTGTGCATCAGTTCCAATAATGTTACATGAGAAATCATTTACATCTTCTGGTGGTGCTATTCCACCAATAATAGTTCTTGTTGCAGAAGTATAAGTAGATGAAGCACCTAAAGTATTAAATGCTCTTACTCTTACATTATAAATTAATCCATCTACTACGTTTAATATTCTTTGGTTTAATCCTTTTCCTTGTCCAGCAATAATGTAATCAGTAGCTGTGCTTAGTTTGTATTCAACTTGGTAGTAATCTACAAAGCTGTCTGGTGATGCACCTATTAGTACATCTAAACAAGTTATAACAACTCCATCAGAATAAAGTATAAGTTGATCGCTTAATGTAACTGAAGCTGGTGCAGATACTGAAAATGGATTTGGTAATACAGTATCATTTATTGTTGGTACTTGTGATTTTGATTCCCAAGTATAAAAGTTATCTTGATGTTCTTCTAATCCAAGATTAACTGTGCTGTCAGCATTAATAGATAATGACATAACTCTAAATGGCTTGGCACTAAATCCTGCTGTATCATAAGTTGCTGTAACTATATCTCCAATAGCTAAGTTTAATCCTTCTGAAGTAATAGTTACTTCTGCCTTTAAACAATTTCTTGATCTCTTTAATATGTTCTCGCAAATTTCTTCAGCTTGATAAGGTGATGTAACATGAATCATATCAAAACTTCTTTCAAGTAAAGTATCATTATCAGCAGATAACATTGTTGCAAAACGATCTTCTACTGCCAATGCAGAATCTTCAAAAGGTGGATATGAAACTGTATCTGATTGATAATCTTTAGAAGGGTTTGTAAATGTACCTACAACTCTATTATATTTTTCACCTTTGTTTTCACCTTGTAATTTAACTTCGCTTACAACATTATCTTTAGTTAATAATAATTGTGATGAACCAGTACCTTCAATAATAACTTTGTATTTACCTTGAGTGTAATTAAAGATTGCTCTCATAGGCACTAGTAATTCTCTTACATTATCAATTACTTTTTTCTCACTATCTAATACTGCGTGTGTTTCAAATAAGTTAATATCAGTTCCACTTGTGTAAGGTGTTACTTGTGTTTCGCAAGTGTTGGCACTAGTTTTAAATGAATCGTAATTAGTTTCAAAAGCAGAATTAGGTAAACCTTTTCCGTATCTAGCATTTCTTAAATAGTCTAAAAGAATTAAAGATGAGTTTTTAGAATAAGCCCAAGTAGAAGCTGTATCTTGTCTATGTGAACCTGAACCACCTTTAGTAGAATCTAATCTTGGGTCGTATATCTTTTTGCCTTTTAATGTAACTCTAATTTCAGGTATTCCACTAAAAGCATCTTGATTCCATTTTAAACGAATAGCTAAATAAGCAAGACC